TCTGAAGTATTTTTGCAGCGGATTAGGCTGAAAATCTTGATTATTTCCCTGAAATGCGTTGGGGTCGAACTCTGGCATGGTAATCTCCATATAAATACAATGTAAAGTATATATCTATATTTATTAAGTGTGCAGTTTATAGGAATTAGGGTTGGCAGAAGAAATTGAAATTGGTAATTTTGGCAAAGGGGGTGTTGCTAGTGAAGAAACTTTAAAGGATCTTCTCAAAGCAATTGAACATCTTGCTAAGAAGGAAGGATTCGATCCTAAAAAGTCAGCAGATAAAGCAAAAAAACTTGCAGATGCTTTTGATAAAAGCATTGACGTTGTAACTGATCATAGAGATGCACTAAATGAAAATACAAAGTCTGTAAAGCGTAATACAAATGTACTAAGCAAGAGCTTAGGTGTACTTGGAGTTGGTATTGTTGCTATAGGTACAAGTTTAAGCAATTTTACCAAGGAACTTATCGATGGCGGCAGTAGTTTAACTGATTTTGCAAAGCATATACCAATATTTGGTAGTACTATTGCAGGGCTAACCGGATACTTTGATGATACACTAGAAAGTTTTAGAGAAATATCTCGTGTAGGCGGTTCAATGGGCAACAGTTTAGAAGAAGTAAGGCGTAGTTCGGCTCAATTGTTTATGACTTTAGACGAATTTACAGGATTTGTTAAAGGAAATTCTAAAGAATTGTCAACATTTGGCGGAACTGTTACACAAGGTGTGCGCAGAGTTACTGATTTACAAAAAGCATTAGATGAAACTACACGTAATCAGCTTTTAAATATGGGTTTGACATTTGAAGACATTAACGAGTCACTTATGAGATATGCTATACTTGACAGAGCAGGATCAAGAACTAGACAAATAAATGATGCCCAGCTTGCTTTAAATGCAGCAAGTTATGCTAAAAGTTTAAGTACACTGTCAAAATTAACAGGTGAAGAAATAGATTCACTTGAGGCAAAGGCTGCTGCTAATCAAAATGATGTTGCTTTCCAAATGGCAATGTCTAAAATGGATAAAACTGAAAGAGAAAAAGTTCGTGCTGGTATGGCCGAAGTTGCTGCACTATACGGCGAAACTGGAGCAGAGTTTTATAAACAACAAATATTAGGTATAGGTCCTGTAACTGATGCAACTGCTATGTTAGCAGCAGGGCTTCCGGGAATTGCAGAACAAATAAAACTTACAGCCGCACTAACAAAAGATGCAAATACTGACATGGAAGCGTTTGAAGGAGGATCTATTGATAGATTTGTAGAAGGCGTTAAAGCAGCAGCAGCATCGTCAGATGATTTAGAAGGTTTATTAACAGTTGCAGCCGCAGGCATGGACGGGCCTGGTAAAGAATTAGCATTAATTTTACAATCTATGGGCAAGAACTTTACTGATTATATGGATAACGGTATTTTTGACGAAAAAAGATTAAGAGATGATCTTGAAAATGCTAAAAAAGAATCTAATTCTAGAAACAGTACAACAAATGCATTAGTTACTTTTAATCAGGCTATTAAGAATGCAAGAAAAGAAATTACAGATAACTTTATTGACAGCGGAGTGTTCAGTACATTATCAGAATCAGTAGAAAGTATTGCAAATATGTTAGGTTCGGAAGGATTTATTACTCTTCTAAAAGATGCATTAGTAACTATTACTGATTGGACTGAAAGTTTTATTACTACTTTAAGTGTTGACGGATTTAAATCAGCAATGGATATGTTGTGGACAGACATTACACAAGTAATCAAAGATTTCTTTATGGGCGTTACTGCTGAAGAACAAAAGCAAAGGGCATTAGATGACAAAGCTACAGTTGAATCTCAACTTTCAAAAGTTTTAGCCAAACAATTTGAACAAGAGATGTTAGCCGCTTCTAGTCCAGATGAGGAAACAAGATCGAAAGCTGTAAAAGAACTTGCAAGATTAGAAAAACAATACAAAATACTTGAAGAAAAGAAAGCATCTCTAGATAAAGAACTCCAAAAAAATGACTATGTAGACAAGTCTGGTACTTTGTCTACAGTTGGTAGTGCAATTACCAAAGCGATTACTGATAAAATAGATGGAAGTTTACTTGATCTTAAACCATTTAAACCAAATGAAGATGGTCAACTAGAAGATGGAGTATTTCTTAGTGCTAAGACTAAGGAAGCTATTAATAATCTGTTTGGTGAAAACGGTACACTAATGGATGAAATTGGAACAGTTATTGTAGCTGGATTTACTGGCTTATTTTTACTTCCGTCTGTTGTATCAGGTGTAGCAGCAGGAATTACAGCAGGTCTTGGAACAGCATTAACAAATGCATTCTCAGGAAGCGGAGGACTACCTCCTGGGTTAGAAGAATTTACAGGCAAAGATGGAAAAACAAGAGTAAGAGATAAAACATCTAAAAAAATAGCAGCAGATCCGAGAAAACTTAAAGCACCAGCAGGTACTAAATTTGTAGAAGGACTTGGCAAAGGTGGCTTATTAGGAGGCGCAGCTAGAGGACTATCAGTTTGGGGAAGTCCTGTTGGAGCAAAGGCAGTAATAGGCGCCGCTGCGCTTGGAACAGCAATAGCTGCAATTGCAACGGGTATAGGCGCCGGCGTATGGGTACTAGGAGAAAGTTTTGGTACATTTTCTGAAAATATGAAAGAGTTTGAAAACTTAAACGGAGAAAAATTAAAATCAGTAGGTCAAGGTATGCGAGCTGTAGGTTTAGGTATAGGCACACTTGGAGTAGGTAAAGTAGCAGACGGTTTAGGAAACTTTGTGCAAGGCATCGGTGGCTTCTTAGGAAATCTATTTTCGATTGCCGGTGGTAACGGCAAACAAAAATCAACTTATGAATTACTAGAAGAATTCCAAGGTATGGAAATCGATACTGCTACTATTAAACTAAAAGCAGAGGCTCTACAAG